AAGTCTCTTGTCGATAGAAAAGTATGTACCAGCATCTACTGCTGCGCCATCTAAAGTTAGAGTAGTGTTGCCTATAGCTGGTGTATTACCACTATTTGCGTCTACATAAACACTACCTGTAGCAGTGTGTAAAGGATGCCCCATAGTAAATGTTTTTGACATCCCATTTAAGCCAAGTAAAAACACTTCTACTTCTCTAGCTTGTGCATAAGTCAATGGTGGCAAGCTAACTTCTGCTTCCCATATTGCACCACCAAAGTCATGTGTTTGTTGCTGATAAGAAAATGGACTTTGCGACACTGCAACTGATCGCTTTAGACGCATATCGATTCTGGTTATGCCAACATCAGGAAAACTTAAAGGATATGATAAAGCCATTTTATGCTCCTCTTACAGCTTTAGAGAAACTACCGCCACGCATTCTGCTGTCAGCAACTGCTGCTTTAGCTGCTTCCTGTATTTGTGGCATTAAGTTTTGTATCTCAGCGCGTACAGTTTGTTGAATGCCTGTAGTGACGTTTATTGTTTGATTAACAACCGTACTGCCCATCGATTGACCTTTTGTGTGATCGATGACAGTTTCATTAGGATGCAATATAGCAGGGAATCCACCTTTACCATCTAATCCACCTGAACGCGCACCGCGACCTGTAAATCCACCGCCATCTGCAATCATTTCTGGATTGAATCCTGGATTAAAGTCAGTCATACCAGCATCAGGATTTTGAGCATTGAAGTTTCCAGTAAAGTTCATAATTGCGCCAAATATCTGATCAGTGATATATTTCTTAACAATCATTCTTGTTAAGTCATCAATTACAGACTTAGCAACATTCTTCATTGCATCCTTGAATGAATTTGCTCCAGTAATAGCATTAACAAAACCATCGCCAACACTATCAGCAAATTTTTGTGCGGTTTTTTCTTGGGCTTTTAGTGCTTTTTCTGTCTCTTTAAGTTCTTTATTTTGGCGATCTTGTCTTTCTTTCTCTATGACCTTTCTAGCTTCTTCAGTTGCTTCTAGTGCCTCTAAAGACCTACTTTGCTCTAATAACTTAGCAGCCTCTAGGTGTGTAATTTTTTGCGCCATCAGGTCAGCCATGACTCCGTATTCCCTCAAAGCATGACCAGATAAACCAAAAGTTGCAATTTGCGTGTTTAAACTTTCTCTTTGCTCTTCAAATGCTGTAGATACACCATCAATAATTTTGACTAATAATTTTTTATTTTCTATAAGAGTATCAATGTCTTTATTTAGCGTAAGTACAGCATCGCCTAAATCTTCTTGTGATTCTTTGTTTTGCCTTGTTACATCAATAGTAAATTGACTGCCACCAGAATAATTTTTAAATGCATCAGCTAAAGCATCAGTGCTATTTGCAAGCCTTTTTTCTTCTTCGTTATTTAGTTTTATCTCTCTTCTAGTTTTTTCTAATTCATCTCTCTTCTTTTCTAATAGTGCATTTGTATCTAGTATTTCTTTTTGCACTTGCACCGCAACAAAAGCCTTTTGAGCATGAGTAAGCTGATCGAATCTATCTCTTAAACCTTTAGAAGCCTCTTTAAGTTGCTTCATAGCTTCTGTTGCGCCAAATAATCTTGGGGCTAAACCCATAGCTAAAGCAGAACCTAATGCGATTACAGCACCAAATACAGCACCACCAGGTCCGAATAAAGATGCAATCTGAGAACCCTGCTGACCAAAGATGATCATGCCATTTGTTCCCATTTGCGCTTGTACAGCAATATCCTGAAACTGATGACCTACCTGACCTAGACCGCCACGCATGAATCTAAATCTCTGATCAAGAACTTTTCCTTGTTTTTCAGTTTTACGCATCTCATTACGGAACTTGCCCATACCCTGAGATGCTTTGTCCCTAAATTCTGTTTCAATTACTGCTTTTGCTGTTTTAGCCATTTCTTGCCTCAAATTTCTCGTGTTTTAGACGCAAATAGGTGAACCAATGATTAAACTCATCGGGTGTCATAGCTAAGATGGTTGAGAGTGGCTGACCAAGATGTTCTGCCAACTGAAACATCAAATAAATCTCAGTTGGCTCACCTTGATCATTTATTAGTTTTTTTCGCGTTCCTCTTCATCGTCTATTTCTAGAACGAAGTTAGCAACCCTACTTAAAACTTCTGGATCAACCTGATTTCTTAACTTAACCTTGTCACCCACATCAAATACAGGATCGCCATTTTCATCTGTTATGCCATAGATTAAAGCATAAACAAGATAGTCTGTATTGTTGCCATCGGCTCTGGCGAACCATTTGGCTTTATCTTCCAAAGATAGGTTCTTCGAGTAGAGAGTGCAATCCCACTCATCTACCCGAATACTTCTAATCTCTTTGTTACTAAAGTGCGCTACTGCGCTGTCAATCAATTTTCCCATAGTTTAATCCCCATTAACTATTTAGATAGTTTGCTCATCAATGTGACCGTTACCAGTTACAGTGATTGATGCTTCTACTAGACCGTCTACAGCAACTGTCTTAGATACACCTGTTACTAAAGCATTACCTTCCCAGATTTCGTACCCAGTGTCAGTACCTCGTGGGTATAGCTTAACCAGTACAGAAGAACCCTCTGTCAATGCACCTTGTCCTGCGTCTGCGTCATCCCAGATTACGTTTAGGGTAGCTGTCCATGACTTTAGAGTCAATGCAACTTTCGCCCAACCAGCATCATCACCTGACGCATTTAGAGTTGATGTATCAGCAGTGTTAGCTGTGATGTCTAGTGTAAAATCTTTAACTTCGGCTACAGCGTCTGTACCAACGAAAACTGCGCCACCATATCCTGCATGAGTTGCCATATTATATACCTCTGCTCTTAGAGCGTTAATTTAGGCGCAATCGCCATTAAATAATAACATCAGGATTGTTTTCACGCACCTGATACGTTACTTCAACTGCAATGCGAGCAACCGCAACTGGTTGATCACCATCACCGTTAAAATCTATGTCATAAGAGATAATGCGTGTATCTTCTGCATTACCACCTCTAGTTGTATCTGTAGCTAATGCTTCTTCTACCTCTACAGATATTTTATCTAAATCATTGTCATAGTTCTCGGTAGCCATGACATAAATTTCTACATCATACGATGCAGTTCTATGCTGTAACCTCGGACTAGTAATTGCTCTGTACTCGATCTCTTCTGCTTTATTGTATATGAGAAGTCCAGGCAATTTACTTCTATGCATGGGATAGACTCTACTTTGAAACACATTGCTTCCAGTAGTGGTTAGCCCTGTCAAAGTAGTCTTAATGTTATCCCTAATAGTTTTCCTAGCATGAGCCATTTATTGTGCCTCTAATACTATTTCAGTAATGCCTGTTCCATCATCCATGAGTACCTTAACATCGTACAACTTATCACGAATGATAAACACATCATCTTCTGCTGCGTTCGGTATGTCACTCGTTCTTACAGTTAGTCTTGGCTCAACTGCAATGAAGTTGACCGTGCCACCAGCATCAACTGCTCTATACTCATTATCAAATATAGGTGTGATGTTCGTTTGCGAGCCTACCTCTGGTATGAAACTAACAGTCTCACCAAAGTCAGTAAGCATTAACAATCTATCAGCAGCAGTTTCTACTGGCATTATTTCTTCGCTCTAGTTCTAGGCTTAACGTCATCTAAGCCGATACTTCTATCTTCTATCTTAGGCTCTTCAGCAACAGGTACAGCCTGACCGCCATTAATTAGCTTTTCTGCCGAAGCATCATCTACTACAGCTACAGTGCCTGACTTGTAACGCGCAGCACCTACAGCACAATCTAACTTAAATTCAACTTTCATAATCGTCTCCTTTAGTAAAAGCTACTACGCAATAACCACGGAATAGCCTTTAGTAAAAGAGGGGGGCAAGCCCCCTCAGTATTACTTATGAACCGCCATCGTTACCTAGGCAGAAACTTTCAGCGTGACGTACAGCAGCATCAACTGACTGTAGTGCAACAACGCGCACTGTACCAGTAGTAGAAGCTGTGTATGGGTCAACTACGATGTCTAGCCCACCGAACATACCGATAAGTAGATCATTGAAGTTACCGAAGTAAAGATCACCAGCAGCACCTTGAGCAGAAACAACAGCGTTATAGCCATTGATTCGACCATTTTCAGCGATAGTGCGACCTGAACCTGTGTCAATGAAAGTAGACTTCATGTAACCATACATTGTTGGGTGAACAATGTAAGAAAGGTTGCCAAGAAGTGCGTTATCAGTAGCTACTTGAGTTTCCATATCTACAACCTGTGCAAATGTTGGAGTAACGTCAGGAGCAGTACCGAAATCAACAGTGTTGATGTTTGAAGTGTTTTTGATACCAGTTGGGTTGCCATCTGCACCTGAACCGCTCAATGCAGCACTGTCAATCGCCAAAGCCATTGCTCTGGTTAGATCGTCACGGATTAGGTTCTCAACGTCTAGGCTAGATTGAATCAAAAGCTGACGAGTAACGTCTGTAAATGCACCTAAAGTTTTAGGTGAAAGACTTACGTTACCAATAGTCATTTCTGATTCAGTAGCAGCACCGCCCTCGGCAGAGATAAACGCAGCAGATGCGGCAGCAGTTTTCTTAGGAATCTTAACGTCACCGCTTAGACCACCTAGCATGGTTGCACCAGCAGCCATTACAGATGATTGATTGCGTAGAACGTCAATGAAATCACCGCCACGGAAATCTTCACCAATCAAATCGCCATCACCTTTGATAACTACAGGGTCTTGTCCATCAGCAGCAGCACCAAGATCACGTTGCTTCCAAGTGCGTAGAACTTCAGCAGGAAGCATAATGCCCTGTGCAGTTTTACCGTACTGGTCAGCAGCAGCGCGTGAACATTCAAATTCAAATGCAGCAGCTTCTTGCGCTCTACGATCAGTTGGGTTAGCAAGAGCGTGGATTGCTCTCATCATGCTGAAACGCTTAGTTTCTGCTTTGCTCAAGCCGATTTCTTGGCTTTCTAGAGCAGTTGTAGAGCCGATAGACTCTAATAGTTCGCCACGGAACTCATCAATAGACTTGCCTGAAGCGATTGCTTCACGAGCCATATCTGATTTGTTGTGACGCGCGCCTAACTCAACGATTTGAGCGGCATTCTTTTGTGCGGCTTGCTGGGCTTCAGCTTTTACCGCGTCTAAATTTACTTCTGACATAGTATTGTCCTCTTTATAAGAAGTTCTAATTACGGGTTTATTTTCAGCTTTGCCTGAACGCCCAACGCCAACTGTCATATCGGCAGGAATAGACACCAAACTTGCTTCAACAGGTTTCCATGACTTAGCGCGATAAGTTTTCTCATCATCGCTGTCTCTTTCCATCTTGCCAATAGAATAACCAACAGAAATGTTAGCTTTGATTCCATCAACAACATCAGAGAAAGCCTCACGAGCCAATTCACCTTTTCCAAAGCGAACTTCTGCGCGGAGTCTACGCGCATTCTCGTCTAGCTTAACTGATTTGATAACACCAATTTGCTTTTCAGGGTCATGGTCTAAAAGCAAAGGGGCGCGACCAGATTCCAAGAAAGACAGATCAATCGAATCTCTTGTATGGTCTAATACTTCTTTACCGAAAGAACGCTCAACAGGCTCTTCACTAGAAAGTGCCATGCGTACTGTTCGAGAATCTTCATCGATTGGAGACATATCCATCTCCATAGCGCGATGAGCAACCTCAACAGTTTCTGCTCTATCAGTTTCTTCAACTTCAGCCTCTTCCTCAACTTCTGGCTCTTCTTCTGATTTGCCATAAGTAATGATTACAGAGTCATCAGTCTCTTCAACATTTTTAATGTGTCTCTCGCCAACTTCTTCGGCAAGTTCGACATTCTCTACTACATCTTCACTCATAATAAATGCCTCAAAGTCTATTTCATCCCATGACCGTTCATCACTAGCCATTGGATGTCCTTGTGGTAAGAGATCAGTATCATGCTTACCGCTTCTGAATTTGCCATTGCGAAGTGCGTACAGAAAGCTATTAACTCTCGCGTAAGCCCATTGCTCTGGCGATTTAACGGTAGGTCTTACTGACTGCGGATTGGTCTTATAAGCCCCTACACCGCGTCTAAATACCGCCTCTAATGTGCGAGTGCTAGTTCGTTTACTAGCAACATCACCAACCTTTTCATTGTGTTCTTTAGCCTTAGTCGATAAGGCTTCTTTAACACTGCCTGTAATCTCTGCCGCACGATCCTCACTGATCATGCCTGTAATCTTGCGGGAGAACGCAAATCCTGCATCACCGCCCCACAATGCCCAAGCTATTCTTCCCGCGCTTGGATAGCCCTCTTCACCAGGACTGAAGCCCTCGGCTTTCTTGTCTACCTCGTGACGGCTAAAGAATGAGTACATTCGCTTCACAGTATCAAAAGACAGTTCTTTTCTGTTCTTTATATCACGCGCTCTTGCGACACCAACTTCAGTGCCACCGCGACCAAACTCTTTACGCCACTCTAAACCTTTCTCAGCTTCTGACACCATTCCGTCAGTTGGCTTAGTGTTTATGTCCTTACCCTTGTACTTCGGCATCATCATCTCCGATTATATCAGGATTTATACTGTTAAAGTTAGCCCCATAAGGCTCTAATGCGTAGGATATGCCATATTGTTCCGCTATATCCTTATCTCTTGCGATCTGAGACACTAACTCTTCTACATCCTTACCATACTGACTAGCAACGTCAGATAGGCTTAGAACGCCTGATTTAAGCCCTATAATCGCTGCATTCATCTCTTTCTGCGGGTCTACCCAGTTCCAAGCCTTGCCACGGAACTCAGCAGCATCAGAGAATCGGTCATACTGGCGAACAGGTATGCCAAAACTATTAACTTCCATAGCTGCCGAAAGCCATTCATCATATACAACTCGTACAAAGTGATCGGTAACAAACTTTTGTAGGTTCTTGTAACAGTCTCGCTCTTCGAGTGCGCCTTGACGTATAGAACTGTAAGATACCGACTCTAAATCGTTAGACAATGCAAAATAGCTAACGCCCAATGCAGAAGCTATGCCCTTTAATACTGCCTTATGGAATGAGTCAAACTCATTGTTAGGATACTGTGGATCGAATGACTTAAAATCAACGCCATTCGGTAGCTGATGGAAAGTTCCTGGTTGTGCTTCCATGATAGGCATATTGCCATCTAAGTCATCAGCGACAAATCCATCACCGCTAGGCGAAGTAAAGAAGCCCATCTTGCTCGCACCAATACGAGCATTTACAACCGCAGCTTCTCTTAGCGCACCTAATTGCTTCATAGCAGAAATAGCTGGTGTCATCCACGGCTCACCGCGAGTTTGTCCTGCCCTGCTTGGGTCATACAAGTGAATCATTCTTTCAGCAGGGATTCTAATGTGCTTAGGTGATTTTCCTGTTGTTGTATAGTCGTAATCGCCTGGATGATAGGTAAGAACATGATAAGCGACAGGCTTTCTGAAGCGATCTAGTTCGACACCCATGCGTACTTCATTGCCATTGGATAGTCTTTCGTTCTTTTGCTCGTCAATTTGATCAGGCTCTAGGAACTCTATAGCAAACGAATCATGGAAGTTAGCACCACGATGCTTAACAATAAACACCTCGCCATCACGCGCTAGACACTCAATAGCTAGTTTCTGTGCATCTACCCACGACATACTGCCGTCTACAGTACAGTTACCTAGCTTACCCCACTTGCGGAACGCTGACTCAACGCGCTGATTACCGTCTTGATCTAATCTGCCAACAGAATCTGTTGCTTTTACCTGTAATCCAAAGCCTTTTTCGCCAATTACATTGTTTTTAAGCAGATTTAGGTATTTTTTAGCATATTCATTGTTTCTTGCTAAATCTCTTGATCTAGAGCGTATTTTGCGTAGTGCAGGGCGTAATTCTGAGTCTGCTGACCTTTCTGAACCCTTAAAATCAGCAAAAATGTGTCCAGTATTAGCCGCAGCGTATGATCTCTTGAAGATTTTGCCTTTATTCTCGGTTTTTGGCTTAAATATGTCAAAAAGAGCCATTTAAAACCTCACTTGTATTGTAGATGAGTTTTTTCGCCCATGTTTTATGTCTATTTGGTTAGTTTCTTGCTTAACTTCTCTTCTGTAGAAGTCTCTAGCATTAACTAACTCTTCAAATGTCATCTTGTTGAGTGATCTACCAGCTATTGAGTAGCTTGCCACATCAGAATCAGCTTTACCACTAAGCAAACTTTCGATCTTACCAAGCATAATTTCAGCATGAGAGCGCGGATCAGCCTGATTGACATCTAGATCAGGTACAACCATGAAATGACCGCGATCAACGACTATTCTTTCGTTATCTGAATTGCGCTCAATTTCAAGTTGATAGTAGTAGTGACCTGATGCGAAGCTATCGCTGTCATCGCTAGATACTGTAAATAAGTAATGTGAAGTTTGACCAGTGCCAGTAACCGTTATTTCGTTACTACCGCCACCGCTAATGCGAGCAACGTATCTTACTGTGTAATCTGCTGATGGGTAATCCGCTATGAAGTCTGAACGCTTCCACTGAACGAAATCGCCAACAACTATTGTTTGGGGTTCTCCCTCTGGAGCGTTACTAGCATCAAATAGGTTTGCCATTAAAGTTACCTTTATCGCCACGAATTAACAAAACTCTTCCCTGTCTTTGGTACGAATGACTGCTTTGGTCTAACAGGCTCTTCGACCTGTTTAGGTTGTTTGTCCCTATTATCAGCCAATGTATTAATATCTACGTTCAATATAGCATAAGCTGCAATAGAGTAAACAAAACAGTCTAATGCTTCGTTCCTCGGTCTAATCTTTTGGAATACTCTCTTTTTGTATCCCCTTGTAAACTTTGTTACAATCTTTTCTGCGGTCAACTGACGAAAATACTCGTCATTAAGATCATCGTGAAAGTGTATATAACCAGCACCCTCATCTTTGATCCGCAATCTTGCAAACAATAAGTCTTTAGCAGTATCAACACCAACAGGAAATAACAAGCATTTACCTATGTTATTCTTGCTCGGTCTGCCTACTATAGCCTTGCCCTCACCACCAACACCTTTGATAGCGAATACTCTTCTGGCATAGTTCTTCTTAGCGTAGGAGTATACCGTATTTGTGAAGTGACCACCACTGTCTATGCAAGTTGCGCGTATAGGTAATTGCCTACCATCATTGCACAGATAGGTAGTAAATAATTTAGTGTCCAAAGCTGTCCATAACTGCGGAGTAGATGGATCGCCATATAGGATTTCATGGTTAATAACCCAAGATTCATCATCTCTTCCCCAACCAATGATAGAAAGTTCCAGACGGTCATCCTGAACGTCAACACCGCAAGTAAGGAATATCACCTCATCAGGTATTCCCTCTCCATAGGCTTCTCTGCGTTCAGCTAGTGAGTAATCATCGATTGTCTCGCCCTGATCTTCCCATGTCTCACCAAGATAGGTGTTTGTCCACACTCTAAGCTGTTCAGGGTTTTTACGCATGGATAAGAAATCTCTTACGCCATCAGATAAAGGTGTCCACGGTGAGTAAAGACCGTTGATAGCAAATCCCGCCACTCCATTAAAATCTTTGTCTGCTTTCCACTTGCCATTACGGATAGCCCATCTTCTATCAGAGTCAGTCCATAACACATCACAGTTTTCACATTGATACATTGCAGTATCAGGATCGCTATCTGTCCATTGTACGTTAGACCACTTCAGCTTCTGTTCATGGTGACAATGTTTACAAGGTACATGATAGTGTCGCATATCAGAGTTCTCAAACGCCTCTTCAATACGACTAGCATCTTTATTCGTGGGTGTCGAAACCATCACGATCTTTCTGTTCCAGAATGTTGCAGCACGTTTTCTTGCTAACTGGATAGGATCACCCTCTGAACCAGCACTAGCAGGATAACGATCAACCTCATCACACAGAACTAGACGTATGGGTCGTGAAGCAAGACCTGATGGACTGTTTGCACCTACGAGCGTCAAACTACCACCAGGAAATAATTTATGTAATGTTGTGTTTCCGCTATCTCTTGCGCGAGGGTCTTTGACTTTACCTCTTAGGCAGACTGTTGCTTTAAGCAGTCCGTTAGCAACTCGATCCTTAGAAAACGCTTGCGCCATTTCCAATGTTGGTTGCAAAACAAGTATGGGTGATGGATCGTTATCTATGTGATACCCGATAATGTTAAGCAAGGCTTCCGACTTACCTAACTGCGCCCCTGCCATAACGACAACTTCTTTTATCTTAGGGTCAGAGCAAGCATCCATAATGCCACGTTGATATTCAGCGCGAGCAGTATGCCATCGACCTGGTTCAGCACTACTTTGTGAGTCTAGCCGCCTTTTTTGGTCTGCCCACTGACTTACGCTTAGTCTTGGTGGTGGCTTTAGAGTCTGTATTGCTGTCCTCAGATGTTTCTTCAGTTCCTTTCGTTTCTGTCGCGTTGACACTTGGGTCATAGTTACTCAGTTCCTCTAATGCTTCATTGAGCAAATCTTCGAGAATGTTCTGACACATACCAGCTTCAGTTTCCGCTGACACAACTGGAGCAGCTTTTGTCGGAATCGATAGCAGTTTGCCTTTTAGTGCGCCAAGCACATCTTCCCATGCTTTAACGACATCTTCAGCAACGACCAAAGTGCCGTGAACTTTAGCTAATTCCAGTTCGGCAATTTCTGCTTCTGCATTAACTTTTCTGGTTCTAGCTTCGTCATAACTGGAACCAATCTTAACTCCGCCTGTAGATGGCATAACATCTCCTATGTGTATACAAAAGTCACTATAACACATAATGATAATTAGTTTTCGGAAATTCTATCTCTAGAAAAAAATTGCGCTCAGCGCGAACC